TTTGTGTCTTACTATTGTTGAAAAGGGGGTGCGTCTTTTTGGCCCACCAATCGTGCAGGCGGCCAAAGCTTTGCTTGTAGTGGCTAAAGTTGGGGTCAAAATGACGGCGGGAACGGCCAAGGTTTTCATCAGACTTTCGGCCAAGGTCATAGCCGCTTTGTACCGGGCCGGCCAGACAAAGGCCCAACAGGCTCTGGGAATGATCGTGAGTGCACAGAATGCGATAGGTCACGGCGTCAAGACTGTTCGGGCCGGCGCGGCGGCTCTCGCCTCTGTGACGCGGCGAGCATCCACGGCCGTCATGACCGCCCTAGGGAAGAGTGCCGCCCGTCTGCGAACGGTGGGCGGAAGACTAAAGAAGGCGCACATCTCTTACAAGAAACGCCAAGCGGTAAAAGCTGAGGAGACACGGGTAAAGGGTCTCATTAGCAAGGTTCGCAAGTCTAACGCACCTCTGACTCTCAAGGAGAAGCAAGAGTACCTGAAGATGGCCCACAAGGCGAATAGCGTGGCGGCCAAGGCTGCCAAGGAGGCCAAGATGTCGGCAAGCGCTCGCCGAGCCCACTCGGCGGCTGGGGCGCTGATGGGCCTAGGAAAGCGGAAGCGCTCTCACTAAATTGTCTTGTACCAGGCCCAACGTAAATCTTCGCATATGCCTTTCCATATCTCATCCTGCCTGTACAACTTTTCTTTGGATTTCAAAAGGGGAAAACAGGGCAAGAATTCATCTTCACCAAGCAATTCACAAAATTTGTACAAAACATAAGAATAAGACAAAAAGTTTTTTCGATCTTTTGGTCGATGTTTATCAAAGGGTTTTTGAATCTGATGAAACATGAGTCTAAGGCGCGCTTCAAGTTCTGAACTCATTGTTGGAGGTTGTATCCCGTTGATAATCGTCGTTATATATGGAACGTGTTCATAAAAGCGCGAGCGGCCCAGTTTCTTGAGAAGGGACTTTACTTTTTCATGCGTAATTTCGGAAAGATCCTTAACTTTTTGCTTTTTGAATTCGGCCCGAAGTTCTTCTATGACTTCAGGAGGAACACTCGTTGACTCCTTGGCCTGAAACTGACTGACCCATTCATTAAAGTGATTTTCACGTTTGTATGAATATACAATATTCTTCTCCATGTCCTGTTCCTCTTTGAAACCCACCTCATCAGAAAGAATATATTCAGTCAACCCACAATTTCTACAAATTTCATCACTCTTTGCTTCGTCCAAAAACTTGGAGTTGCGGGCACCGCACGACCTGCATACTTGATCCGGTATAGAGCACCAAGCTCTTGGGGCGGTCTCGTGCTGTCCCTCTACGTGTACAAGGTACGAGTTGTATATATCCTGACGCTGAACACCCTTTCTCGAGCTGACCTGCACCCCCGCCACCTTCTTTGTGCTAGATTCCCCAGACATTTCCCCATGATGATATTCCTTGATAAAGGGGGCTGTACGGGCCATATAATCATACATTTCACCTTCTATTTCACGTTTTTCTGAATCTGATGCCGCTTCTATCCTAGCCTGAAACTCTCGTACCTTTTCATTAAATCTTGCTTCCATTTACTGAAAATTGTGCGATTTTTTTAAGACTCGTCAACTCTTGGTGCCAAGTAGAACTTTACGTCTCCCAAGTTGGCGATTCCATATCGAAAAACTATTGGCATATTTTCATCTGAAGAGTCTTGCATGAGCTGGACTGATGAGCAGAGTCCCGTGGCCTTTGTGAACATATTGATGTACCGGAGGTTATAGGTCGCTCCAATCTTTTGAGGGAAAGAGTCTGGAAACTCGAGTACAGTCTTTTGGTTGGCAAAGTCCCCCTCACAAGAGAGCTCGAGGTGCTGGCCATCGCGATAAATGGCCATATCTCGGGCCAAATTCCCCATGTCCCTGGCGATCCTCTGGAAATCAATACTGGGCATCGTCGTGATGACGTCCATTGCAATATCTGGCACGTCTAGAATGTCTTCATTTATATCAAGGAGTTTGAGAGTAAATGTTGTTTTAGACTTTTTAGCAGCATTCTCTATTATGCACTCGAGCGTTTCTGTGCCATTGATATTCATCGTGAGAGTGTCCGTCTGACCGACCGACTTGAGGAGCTTGAAAGTGTTGGCCATGTTTAGGCCGGCTGAAATTTCAGAAGTACACGAATATTCTTCAAAGTTCTCAGCCGCAAGAGTCATATGGACCAGAGTGACTCGGGCCGTGTCCAGAGTCAGAATCTTAAGGCCCTCTGGGCTGAAATATACATTAACATCATTAATGATATCTTTCAGTACCTCGAAAATTCCTTTAATAGCATTGGCCTGAACCGTGCGTAGATGCATCCTTTCGGTTTAGATGGGTTTCTTTTTAAGCTCCTACACCTGAAGCATACGCATCTTTAACATCCTTCGACAACTTAGCCTTGAGTTCCGAAGTGACAATAGGCTGCATGCTCATTCCGTACGACTCTAGTTCAAACATGTCCCGACCGCCTTCACCTCCATCGAGGGTTGCGGTCGTTATCCCTCCTGAAGACCAGTTTTCGATTTCTACTGGTATCATTGACTCGAGCCAGTTGCGGACCTCGGCTCCGACAAGGATATTCCCATCGACCGTCACGAGTGTCGGGACACGCTTTATATTAGGGTTTGCCGGGCGGCCGTGGGTCGACACGTTGTGATAACGGATCATCGGCCCTAGGGTCGGATTTGCCTTGATATAATTTAAAAGTTCAAAAGAATATTGACACTTGTCGCTAAACACCAAGAGCGCCATTGATATTTTGTATTTTTTTTAAAAGTCACTATTAACACATGAAGACAGACCTGGCAATCCTCGGGGCTGTCGCTCTCGTGATGGCGTACTTTTTTTGGAACACCTCTTCCTTGACGACTGCTCGATATGCCGACCCTGCTCCATCTGGTAATACTCCAGTCCCCAGAAGTATAATTCAGGCTATAATCGAAAAGATACAGGCTGGGTCTCCCTGGCTTCAGCCGGTGAATACAGTATTTATAAATCCTCAGACGTCTCCACAAGGCGGCACCGAGTACAACGCTCGCTTCATGTTCCTGGACACCCGCGGGTTCTTCGGAGAGCAATATGACGTGACGGCGACAGTTAGCCCAGAAGGACTCGTCAACCTGCTTAAAAAGACTTTTACAAGTTCCCCCGCACCCGATGGCCCGTTTGAGCGCTTCTCCCCAGACAAGTACCAAAGCTACTCTGACATCAACACGTCCCTGGGACTCCAGCTTCGCCAGGCTCTTCAGCAGACCCGCGAGCTCCCGGGCACGACAGACGTATCTGCGTAGGCTAGGGTATCCTAAACTCGTTGCTCATTGTAATGATATCGGCAGGGGAGATTGCCGAACGAGAAAGAGCTCGGCGAAATATCCGTAAAGAAACTTATAAAAATATTCTTGAACAATTTTCAAGAAAAGTGAAGGCTGCGGCGGAACGTCGCGAGCGATCTGCGACCCTCCAAGTCCCTCCTGTCGTCCTCGGGTTTCCAATGTATCCATATGAAGAGGCTCTTTCGTACCTGAGGAGACAGTTGGTCCTTGCGGGCTACAAGGTTCAGCAGGGAATGGAACAAGGACAGTTTATAGTCACTTGGGAGAAGGCCAAAAAACAGCCCAGCAGTCCCAAAGAGATGGTCGAACCAGGAGAGGAGCTCTTTTTTGGCCTGGCAAATATGCAAAAGGTTGCTGCGCAGTTGAGGAAAAAGTAAAAAAGAATATATTACTAATGGAAGTTCTCAATGACGCAGAGAGACGCTACTCGAGGAAACTCGTGGATGCGATGCTCCCGGAAATCATCGAGGTCCTCGTGACTATATGGGAAGAGACAAAGAAGGAGACAAAGGACAGAAAGTTTGTCGAAAACTATCGCCAGAATCTCCGTAAGATTAAGGGCGAGTGGTCAAACGTCAAGGTCAAAGAGCACGTGTCGAACATCCTCAAGCAGTGTCCTCTGTTCCCCAGGCTCATAGCCGCGGTATTCGTCATACACGTCAAGATTCTTAGCGCCATCCGAATTGATAAATCTTCAAAGAAAATAAATTTAAAGTTGCCGAGCAATGACGTCTTTGTCCACACCTCCTTCATTGAGTGTGCCCGCGACCTGTATGACGACCCTTACATCATCACGGAGGAAAAGACGCCAAGTGAACGCAGGGAGGATCTCACGCGGCGCTTCACCAAGTGCATCCGGGAGACTATCGAAAACCTCGTTCCACTCGAGGCTATAATGGATAATTATTTTCCTAAAAATATTGATGATTTCAACATGGGTGAGGATGAGGAACCTGAAGAGGTCGGGGAGGACTTGATTCAAGATACGCATCAAGAAGAGCCTATGGATGATCCTGCACAGGCCATGGACGCGGCAGAGGCCCAGGGGGGGCCAGAAGGTGCCACGCCGATGGATGGCTCGGAACTCCCCAACCCCGATGAGACACCCGGTGGTTCCAAGACTATAAATGTAACGCCCATTAATCAGACGCCCCACAAGGAGGAGCTCTTTCCAGACGCGCCAGAGGGTGGGAAAAAAGATGGCCCTTAATTCTAACAAATGGATCAATATCTGCGCCAGCCCGTGACTGCCGCCGCGATTGCGGGCGCCGTGACCGTCGCTTACCTTTTTGCTAAAAACAAGCTCAATGGAAAGGCGAACGCGCCCAACTCTGAATACGCCAAGCCCGCGTTCCTCGTGGCGATTCTTGTCTATTTTATAGTTGCCCAAGGTTCTGGACATCGCGAGTCCGTGAGTCTCGAACCTTTTTGACTTAAAAAATAAAATACTTTTCTTTAAAATGAGTTCCCTGGATGCGTTTAATGAGTTGTACTCTGACTTTATCACAGACCTTGAGGGTGCGTTTCCCGACGACGAGTCCGTGAAGGCTTTCAAGGCGGAGTTTGTGGCGGCCCGTGAGGCGTCTGTTCGGGGTCCACTCGAGTCCTTTATGAAGCTCGACACCAAGGGTCTCACAACCCGTGATGCAGCCTTCATCAAGCAAATGACCTTTGGGCCAGTATGGGATGGCGCGTCGGATCAAGCCAAGCAGGCTATCTGGAATCACCTAAATGGTATTTACATGATTGGGATGACGCTTAGCATGTTTCCTCCAGAGACTCTCGGAGCCATCGAGGCTGCTGCCAAGAAGTGTGCAGAGAGTGGTGCTTTTGATCCGTCAGCGCTGAGTGGTCTTCTTTCGGGTATGATGGGCGGCGGTGGCTTCCCTGGTATGGCTCCTCCTCCTCAGCGTCGCGTCGCAAGTGGCTCGCGCCAGAAAAAAAGTAAGAAGTAAATAGTAGATGGATCCTCAAGAGATATTCCGAAAGGACCGACTTCTTCAGTTCTGGCCGACGGCGACTCAGTCTGCCCGAGAGCGCGTCTCGGCCACAACACGGTTTATAGTGTACGCGATGACCATCTTGTACCTCATAAAGAGAGATAGTCGCATTCTCGCCCTAGGTATCCTGGTTTTGGCGGTCCTATACTTTTTGTACACGAACAATCAGATTCCAGATGGGCAGATTCGACCAGTTCAGGGAGACGGGCGGGCGCCTTATTGGGGTCGCGATACCGTGACTATGCCGACTATTGATAATCCCATGGGAAATGTGCTCATGACTGATTATGTGGATAACCCAGACCGCCCACCAGCAGCCTGGTCGGCGAGCGTAAAAGAGGAAACCTCAAAGGCTTGGGACTTTATCCACCCTTTTGAGAAGAAACGTGATGCTGAACGCAATTTCTATAGTCCAGCTAGCACAACCATTCCCAATGACCAGAACGCCTTTGCCGAGGGTGCCTTTGGGGCCAAGTTTGCTCCATTCTCCAAGGATGGTTCGGGCCTCGCCGATATCGAAAGCGACCGCTTCCACTTCCCAGAAGTGCCCCAGATGCGCGGCGGAAATGGCGGCGGATACGGCGGCGGAAAGTAAGCACTGGAAAAAAACCTTTGCGAATATCAATGGGTCGTACTATGCAAACAGACCACCTGACTCTCCAGCCAAAGATTTGGCAAGGACCCGCAACAATCGTTCTCGATGATGTGGTCCGTGTCGATGACCGGCTCCGCTCACAGACGACCAGCACGTGGAAGGGACAGTGGGGCGAGATGCCCTATGACTTTCCCAATCTGTATATTGGGAATGATCCTTTCCCGACTCGGCTGTTTGATCCGATCAGCACATACAGTAATGACCAGAACAATCGCTTTAATCAGCGCCAGCCATCTGTAGTGCCGTATCTCCAGGTACGGCCAACTCCTTGGGCAGCAATGTCTGGCCCAGGGCGCATCAAGTACATAGGTTAAAATATAAAGTAAAAGTAATATGGACCCATTGGCTCTTGCAGCAATCGTCGGTCTTGTGTTTGCGGGTCAGAGATTCAGCGAGTCTGACCCTCCGCCTGCAACCACTGTACCAATTATGCAAACTCCTCATCAAATAACACGGCTTGATACGGATCTCGCTTCTGATGGAGCTCCGGGAATGCGAGCAGATGCTTTTGGAATGCGTCCAATTAACCCGTCATTTGGACGGAAGATTGGAGATACCTATCTACCTCCAAAAGAGGCGATCCCTTCCCTTCAGGACTGGTCCCCTATGGCCAATCGGTATCCACACGGTCAGCCAGTCTATGATCTGTATGATCGCGAGAATGTTACGAACAAGATGAATAATCTTGCTCCGGTCGAGCGGGTTAACGTCGGCCCAGGTCTCGGCGCAGCCCCGAATGTTCCTGCAATTGGAGGGTTCCAGCAATTCTTCCGTGCTCTTCCGACTAACGTGAATGAGGAGAAGCTCGTGACCCTTCCAGGAGCAGAGGGACCTGCGAGCTACTTTGTTAAGAGTGGCGGCGTCGCCTTTCCCAAGGATGGCCTCATCAATGGCCAGATGGCTCACCAGGCAAAGGTGACCAAGACGTGGACACGCCCTCCCGCCCAGAACAGCGGTCAGGGCCAGGGCATCATTCGGGCTCCGGAGGGTCGCCCAGACCAGATCAAGACTCGGCGGATGACTATACGCGATGAGACTGGCCAGCGCACAGATGGTCTCGAGATGGGCCCTGGTCAATATGCTCAGGTATATCAGGCATATAATCGCAGTTTGACCGATACAAGCCTGCCCCACTCTACAGGGAATCGCGTCAACCCTGATCGGGCCGGAAATGGGCAGCGCATGAATGTAACAGCCAACCCCCAGGGAGCTATTGGCGCTGCGACCCAGGTCCGTGAAGAGTCGATCCCGCTCCGCCCAGGTCCGATGAACCTTCAGGCGAGCGGAGGCGCCGGACCATACAAGCCTGCCGAGAACTGGGAACTCAACAACGCCAAGTCCGAGCCAAACCCCCTGGCCTCTCAACGCAATCTCAACATTGCACGTAACCAGGTTGTCAATAATCCCCTGGCGATACCTTCTTGGGCCACGGTCTAAGTTGATGAAAAAACTCTCCGCCTTCTAGTAAAATGAGTGGAGGTATTGTCCAGCTCGTCGCGACAGGAGCCCAGGATACTTGGCTGTCTGGTCGTCCCGAAATTTCCTTTTTCCGTTCCAACTACAAGCGGTACACCCACTACGCAGCAGCAGTCGAGCGCCAGATTATCCAGGGTAACCCAACAGCAGGCTCAATCTCCACAATCCGTCTCGAGAAGAAGGGCGACCTTCTGTCTTACATGTACTTTACGGCCCGTGATCAGAATGGGTCCCAAGTGAACAATTTGGATTGGTCAAAGGTTATCGATCGCGTAGAGCTCTTGATAGGTGGTCAGGTCATAGACCTTCAGGACTATAATTATAGTACTGATATCGAGCCGTGTACAGGAGCCCAGACCTACAACCAGCGCTACCTAAACAATGACGCGACCCCGACATCTACCACAAACCTCACTGGGCCCACCAACAAGATTGCTTCTTTTTACCCTCTCAAGTTTTTCTTCTGCAAGGATTGGTCTGTTAGCCTGCCCCTTGTTGCCCTCCAGTACCATGATGTTGAGATTCGTATTACGTGGTCGGTTAATCTGAATTCAGTAGTTGGTAATCTCGTGACGAGCTCGCCCCAGCCAGCAACCGCCGTCAGCCTGACGGGACTCGGCAACGCTTATGCGAGTGCCAATCTGTTTCAGAGCGCGTCGGCAAGTCAGAATTTTGTTTCTAGCACTGCCAACTTGATTCTGCTATCAAACACTTTCGTAGGACCTCTTTCGTCTGGTCTTGTGGCTGGAAATCCTGCGTCTCTATTCACAAATGTTCAGAGCACAGTGGGCCTGAGTACTGTGCAATTCCTTTCCAACGTGAATTCGTCTTTCACTGTATCGGCCAACACAACTGCAAACGCGATCATCAGTTTTTCTAATACAGCAAACTTGGGAATAACTGGAGATTACACGGCCGGCACGAACCTGAGCTTCTGGCTTCCTCAGTCATCGGGCCTTGTGATTGGCCCAAGTAGCATATCCTCAACATCAACATCGGCTGTCCTCACTCTCACCGCACCCCTGCGCAGTACTGGGTTTTTGGTTGGCCAGATTGTCGTAGGTCTCCCCATCCCGGGCATTGTGTACATAACGGCAGTCACGACGCCAACCAGCCCATCGACAACAACCACAATAAATGTGGCGTTTACTGCACTCACATCTACAATAACTATTCCCGGTGGAACCTTGATTTCAACCGTCCCCAGTAACTACTTGGCCAACGCCCCCTCAACTCTGACATATGCTCAGCTGTCATACCAGTGCTGGACCAACTTTGTCTATCTGGATCAGGCGGAGCGCGAGTACTTTGCCCAGAGCTCCCACGACCTCCTGGTGACTCAGGTACAGCGCATCCCCATCAGCTCCAATCCAGTACAGGAGCTGGCACTTGCCCACCCGGTCAAGTTTCTGGCATTCCAGTCTCAGGCATACGGAACTATTTACAACCAGGGAGGTAATTCAGTTTCAGCATCCAACTACCAGCTCAAGGTCCAGATTAACGGCGTTGATGTTGGGGAGTCCCGCCCTCTGCCTGCGTGGACTGACGCGAACCAGTACTACCACACGTCATACGGCTACCTGGCCAATAACCTCGAGACGAGCATCCTGGTCATCCCATACTGTCTGGATACCTCCAAGCTCCAGCCGACCGGAACCCTCAACTTCTCGCGTCTCGACACGTATCGCCTGGTC